AGATTTATTTAAAGCCGCCCCAAGCTCTAAATATTAAGAATTCACATTCGTCTAAGTTATCAAGTTCTCACAAAACCTCTGCTCTAATTATCAAGATGACTACCAACTCATCAAACGCCCGACTCAATAAGCTGAAGAATAACACTGTTCCTCTTCCTTTCAATGCTACTGAAGTCCCTGAACCCGCTACTGACCTCCTCACTTCTATGAAGGAGAATACTTCTGCTCACTCTGCTACTGCTAATCAATGGACCATCGATCTCTTTCCCAACATGATTCCTGTCCTAATCCACGTTATGTCTGCTGCCTCACACCATGCTAACGCGATTAACTTTCGTGAACACTCGAAGACCTCTGCTGCTACTGTTGCCATGTACCATATGGCCGTCGTTTATGGATACTTCCTTTTGAATGATCTGAACATTCGTCTCAATCCTTCCGCTCACGCCCGATCCTGGGCTGAAGCCTCATGGAAATCTGAATTTGTTGAATTCCTCTACGGTTTGCCCGTTCCTGAATTCCTTGCCCCAATTTTATCTGAATACCAGCATTTTGTCACTGACAAAACACCAAATGTCCACTTTACACCATCTGCTGCTGGATTTGACCATGACCAATTTTTTGGACGCGTTTTCCCTCTGAATATGTTTGCTGCCCTGCATGATAGTACTGCTACTCTACCTAGTAGTTCTACATATGCTCAAGTCTTACAAGACCTATTTAGTAGACCTTTGTACACAATCACTGATCCTGCCTTTACCTGTTACCTCCCTGACCTTCTTGGAATAACTCTCACTGCTGGAGAAAATGTTACCACCTTGAATTATATTAATTCAAAATTGTACCAAGTTTTCACTACTATATTCAATCCCGTTTTGTTCCGCGATCACCAACGTCGCTCCTCACTTGCTGCACTTTCATTCAAGTCCCCCACCTACCCTAATCCAAATATCAATGCTTATGATTTACTGTTTTCTGCCTCTGTCGCCAATCTGCGCGAAATTAAGATAGTTCTACAGTCTATTTATAAATTGTTCGATGGAAGAGTTGCTTGTAAACACACTTTAAGTCAGTTTATCTGCGAATCCACTTCCCCGTCAATTACAAAGCACGGGTACTCCACCTTCCCGCTCCCTACTTGGAGCCACACTGAATCCGACGCGAAAGCAATCCGCTTTTCCGGCGTCACTGCCCTTGTTCATGTGTCTGAAGAAGATAGAGCCCAAGATTTTTGCTTTTTACAACGCCCTGCTGAAGCTATCCCTCATGTTAATGAAGTCCCCGATATCCGCTATGCCACCACTGAAGATCCTGAAACTGCTGTTCCTCTCCCTGCGAACCACATCCTTGTTCGCCGCTTTCCATTCGCAATTCGTTTGCGTCAAGAAGCTGCAAATGGCTTTCCTCGCCATGATAATGATGATCTCACAAAATTTTCTGACCATGTGCATACAGCTCCCCGCGTTTTAATTCTCGATACTACTGGTGACGGAATCATTTCCGCCCACACCACCACTGCTTCTGGCAAAATAATTGAATCCTTCGAACTAGATGGATCAACAATTGAAATGCCAAATGCTGACAAGAGCCTAGGTATGCAAAACTGCCTCTTTGCTGATTCTGCCATTGCCTATAAATATGTCCGTCCTGGATCCTTTTACCGTCCACGAACACAAGGCTCCGTCCTACCTCCACTCAATCGAGCTCCCCCTAATTCAAGGCCTCGCCTCCCTGCATCTTCCATGCTCCATGATCGTACTAAGGTATTTTTACCTCAGTTGAACACCCGTATCAATGAAGCTGTTGACATCCGCACCCTTCCCGGTCTCACTATGCTGAATAATGTCAATTGTATCAACTATGCTCAATCCTTTATTGGATTTAAAACTGTTGATGCCACTAGGAATGATGACGTCCTGGATGCTGTCCCTGGAATGCCCCTGAATAACCTGATTCTCTGGTCTCCTTATACCTACACTGCTTATGAGGATGAAACCTATCCTGATCCCGTTTTCAGTAATTCCCGGCACTACTACTTGACCAACCTCCGTACCATCTTTGGTACTGACACCAATTTGATCAAGGCCGTCCACCCCTATGAAGCCTACCCCGTCTCTTAAGTGATTACTCCTTTTTTCCTTTATTTATTAAAGTTTCTGTTTAATCTATTTTCTTTTGATGACAATCACGTGTATGCTACGTGATTCTTTTGTTTCGTTTTATTTAATGAACTTTTCTGTTTGTTTTTTTTAGTCGTTATTTTCTTTAAAGAAAAAAAAAAAAAAAAAAAAAAAAAAAAAAAAAAAAAAAAAAAAAAAATTAAAAATAAAACAAAAACCCAAAAAAAGTTCCCC